TCTGCTCGAGATAAGGGCATTCAAATCATAAATAATCTATTAGATTTCTTGGAGAAATAATAATGGCATTACCAAAATGGACAGACGAGCGTACAGCTGAACTTACATCTTTCGTAGGTGACGAGTCTCCTGTATCTCAATCAACTGTAGCACAAGCTGCAGACCAGTTAGAAACTTCGACTCGTTCAGTTTCTAGCAAACTTCGCAAAATGGGCTTTGACGTAGAACTTGCTTCTGCATCTGCCTCTCGCGCGTTCTCAGACTCTCAAGAAGCTACTCTAGCATCTTTTGTTTCTGATAACAGCGGTCAGTATACTTATGCTGAAATCGCTGGTCACTTTGAAGGTGGCGCATTCTCGCCTAAGTCTATTCAAGGCAAAATCTTGTCTATGGAATTGACTGCTCACGTTAAGCCTGCTCCTAAGCCAGAAAGTGTTAAAACTTATACTGATGCTGAAGAAGTTACTTTCGTTGAAATGGTAAACGGTGGTTCTTTCGTAGAAGAAATCGCAGAAGCTCTTGGCAAGACTGTAAACAGTGTTCGTGGTAAAGCTCTTAGCTTATTACGCGCAGAGTTAATCGGTTCTATCCCTAAGCAGAAAGAAACTAAAGGCACAGCTAAGTCTGATCCTTTTGCTGACATCAACGTTGCTGAACTAACTGTTGAGCAAATCGCTGATACAGTAGGTAAAACTGCTCGTGGCGTTAAGACTATGTTGACTCGTCGTGGTTTGGTTGCTGCCGACTACGATGGTGCTTCTAAGAAAGAAAAAGCAACTGCATAAGTAGTTGTCACCAAACTGCCGCGCTAGTTAATAGCTAGTGCGGCTTCTTTTTGAATATCGAATCGGGAGAATTTGATTGAATATTGCTAGTGCTCTTATAAAGCAAGTGCTTGAGCTACAGGACTTCGAGACCTGGACTAGCTGTCGCAAAAGTTATCTACCTACTGAGTATCATTCTTTGTATGGTATTATAGATAACCACTGTGAAAAATATCATAAAATGCCTACATTCGATGATTTGAAATTTGAAATCCGAGATAGTGGAGTTAGGGAAAAGCTATTTGCCATTGAAGCGATTGAGGTTGACTCAGACGCTTTTATGCTTTTAGAGTATCTCAAGAATGAGTACACTCAGAAAGAGATCCTAAACTCACTGGAGGATTATATTGATAACTCTGTAGCTTTTGAAGATGCAGAAGAGTCAGTAAATCATCTACATCAAATAGTTCTAGATGTTGAAGAAAAAGTAGACCTAGAACGACCGCAAGATAGTATGCAACGTATTACCTTGTTTGAAGATGAAGAAGATATTGGTAATTACTTGCCGCTCGGCCTTAACACAGAGTACGATCATGAGATCAAGTTCTCGCCACGAGATTTAATTCTAGTGGGTGGTAAACGAGGGGCAGGTAAATCCATTACCTGTTCAAATGTCGCGAATAGCGTATTCAATTCAGGAAAGTCTGCTATCTATTTCACTATTGAGATGGATAGCAGGTCTATCTTGCAGAGATGCTGCGCAATCGCTACGGGGATTCCATTTGCTAGACTCCGCACTAAGAACTTAAATGTTATAGAGTGGGAGCGAGTGGCTTCGTGGTGGGCAGCGCGTTTTGAGAATGGACAGGAGCGTTTGAAAGAGTATAAAGCCAATCGTGACTTTGATAGATTTCATCATGAACTTACCACTAACTGTGAGCTCCTCCCGACTCAACAGTTGGATGTAATTTATGATCCTTCTCTCACACTATCCAAAATCAGAGCGGAACTTGATAAGAAGGTTAAAGCTCTTGATGTAGGTGTAGTCATTGTGGATTATATCAACCAAGTAAAACGCTCCAGTCTACCCTCTCGTGGCGGTCAATATGATTGGACTGAGCAAATCGAAGTTAGTAAAGCCTTGAAAGCTATGGCACAAGAATTTGAAGTACCTGTATTCTCTCCTTATCAAACCGATGCAACTGGCGAAGCTAGATTTGCAAAAGGTATTCTAGATGCTGCGGATGCGGCTTATACACTAGAAACGTGGGAACAAGAAGATAACTGTATGACATTGAACTGTGTTAAGATGCGCTCAGCATCCATGAAATCATTCACATCCACTATGGACTGGGAAACCTTAAAGATAGGCCCAGAATCTAGCCTCACTCCTAACGAGAAGGCAGATGCGGAAAATCGCTCAGATGAACCCATAGACGACATCTAACAGAAATAGTTCTTGACATTTCCTTATGATTTTGATATAATATCTTTTCAAAATTAAGGAGAAGTGTATGATTGTCAGCGGTAGTATCAATTACAGCCCCAGTGGTCGCAAAAGAAAGACCCACCGAAAAGTTAAGAAAGCACAACCTGCTTTCAAACCTTTAAATCAACCACAGCCCTACCGTAGAGAGACAGAGTATATTCCGTCTCAGCCTATGATGGGAGTTGCTGGTAAGGCTGACGATACCTACAAACAACAAGTATCAAAATCATATACTTTAGCCCCTGCCTACAATAAGGGTGCATACCAAGTAATATCAACTGAAAACATCAAACATATAGGAAAATAGCCATGCCAGTTAAGTTCAAAGAGTCGCAAAAGGTAGTTATTGATCGTAAAAGTAAGAAAACTAAAGTAGTTCACTTCTATATGAAAAATACTCCTACAGCCGAGTTATTAAAAGAGTTAGATAGAGCCGTACCTAAAGTACAGCAAAAAATCCGCAATGAATTAGTTAAACGAAACGTAGCCGTATAAGTATGAATGTTCAGGACTTACTAGAGAAAAAAGATATACAATACACACCAAAAGGTCAAGACTTTTTGGTGCGTTGTATCAATCCTGAGCATAATGATAGAAATCCAAGTATGCGAATTGATCAGGTTACTGGATTATTCCAATGTTTTAGTTGTGAGTATAAAGGTAACTTGTTTACGCATTTTGGGGAAAAGGCAAACCAACTGCAATTAAAGCGTGAACTTTTAAAGAAGCGTATATCAGAAAAACGCGCTGAGAGCATTGGTTTGTCTTTTCCCAAGAATGCAGTACCGTATATAGGAAACTGGAGGAATATAAAACCGGAAACCTACAAACGATTCGAAGCCTTCAACAGTGTAGACAAAGACTTCACTGGTAGGGTCGTTTTCCCAATACGAGATATGTCTGGAAGAATAGTTGCTTTCAATGGTAGACATACAGCTCAGGGTATTCCGAAATATATGATTACTCCAGCAGGGGCAAGGATGCCACTATATCCAGTAGTAAAACCACTACAAGGTTCAGTAATATTAGTAGAAGGTATATTTGATATGGTTAATCTGCATGATAAAGGTTTAGAGAATGCAGTTTGTTGTTTTGGCACAAAAAATATAAATACAGATAAACTATCCATGCTAAAAATACAAGGGATAGACAGTATAGACATATTTTTTGACGGTGACGATGCCGGACAGCAAGCTGCATCTAAAGTTAAAGAACTATGCGAAGAGGTAGAGCTAGTAAGTAGGAATATTCACTTAAATGGCACTGACCCTGGAGCACTAACAGAAACACAAGTACATAAACTAAGAGATAAATTATATGCCTAAAGTTGCATTAGTAGAAACTAAACCAAGTAAAACACGATTTAAACATGAATTTGACCAAGCTTTTGAATTTGACCAGTACCAGCTTTGTTCAGACCCTACCCTTAAAAAAGTATTAAAACGAGATTGCGATATCGAAATTGATATTGATGCCTATGACTGGATTATTCTAGTAGGTTCTGATGCTCTTAAATACTTTACCAAAATTAACTCAGTAACAGAATATTCAGGCAAGGTAGTAGACGAAAAGTTTCTTCCTGTGATTAACCCTGCAATGCTCGCTTTTAAACCAGAAGCTCGTAGCACTTGGGATAGTTCAAAAGATAGTATTATTAAGTACATATCTGGAGAAGTAGAAGAAGTAATCATAGACGATAAAGTTGCTCGTGGTATTCAAGATACTGCGGAAGCAAACGCGTACTTTCAAGCTGCTATTGATTACGACTGTGACTACGTTGCTCTCGATTCAGAGACTACAGGTCTATATCCTAGAGATGGTCACATATTGGGTCTATCGTTATCATACAAAGCCGATGAAGGTGTTTACATAGACACCACGTGCCTTGATGAAGAATCAGAAAGACTCATGCAGGAGCTGTTCGACAAGAAGCTAGTAATATTTCATAATGCTAAATTTGATATTGCATTTTTCGAATATCATTTTAATTTTAAGTTCCCTCGCTTCGGGGACACAATGCTCTTACACTACATCATTAACGAGAATGAGCGGCATGGTCTAAAAGAACTTTCTCTCAAGTTTACTAAGTATGGTGACTACGAGAAACCTATGTACGACTGGATGGATAAGTACAGAAAAGAACATGGTATGTTAAAAGGCGACTTCACTTGGGACTTGATTCCTTTTGATGTAATGTATACATACGCGTCTCTAGATGCTGTGTGTACTTTCTTATTATATGAGAAGTTCAAAAAGATACTACAAAATGCTAAGCTAAAGAAAGTATACGAAGAAATACTTATACCTGGTTGCAGGTTCTTGACAGATGTACAGGACAATGGTGTACCTTTCGATAAAGAGCGTCTAGTGACTTCTCAAGATATTATGCAAGAAGATATTGATAAAGCCGTAGCGGGGTTGTACCAAAACCCTAAGATTGCACAGTTCGAGAAACTTCAAGGCAAGGAGTTCAATCCTAACAGCACAGTACAATTACGGTCACTTTTATTTGATTTTATCGGTCTACAGCCTACAGGCAAAAAGACGGGTACTGGTGCCAATAGTACAGATATTGAGGTGCTTACAGAGCTATCGAGAGTATCTGAAGTACCAGGTCTAATTATTGATATTCGACAAAAGAGTAAGATTAAGAATACTTATCTCGACAAGATCATACCACAACTTGATCGTGATAGTAGATTACGTACAGGTTTTAACTTGCATACTACAACGTCAGGTCGCTTATCTAGTAGTGGTAAACTGAACATGCAGCAGTTGCCTCGTGATAATCCTACTGTAAAAGGCTGTATCAAAGCCGCTCCAGGACACAAGATAGTTGCAATGGATTTAACAACCGCAGAGGTATATGTTGCAGCCGTACTAGCAAAGGATAAGGCACTTATGGATGTATTCCGTAGTGGTGGTAACTTTCACTCAACTATTGCACACAAAGTATTTAGACTACCTTGCTCAGTAGAAGAAGTATCTGAGCTATATGGCGATAAACGCCAAGCAGCTAAAGCAGTAACCTTCGGTATTATGTATGGGGCAGGGCCAGCAAAAATTAGTGAACAAGTTACCAAAGATTCGGGCAAGTATTTTAGTAAACAAGAAGCTCAAGAAGTTATCAATGATTACTTTAATGAGTTTCATCAATTAAAAGCATGGATTGACAATAACGAAGATTTTATCAAGAAAAATGGGTTTATCTATAGTTATTTCGGTCGCAAACGGAGATTACCAAATGTTGCCAGTAAAGACAACGGCATCGCAAGCAGTAGCGTTAGGTCTGGTCTTAACTTTCTGGTGCAGTCTGCTGCTAGTGATATTAACCTGATGGGTGGTATAGATATGAATGAACATATCAAAGCCAAGAAGATGAAAAGTAGAATCTTTGCTCTAGTACACGATAGTATTTTAGCAGAGGTTCCAGAAGATGAGGTGGATGAATACTGTGAGTTACTTCAAACGTATATTCAACAAGATAGAGGTATTTTTATACCGGGTGCACCTGTGGGCTGTGACTTCGAGATTGATACTGATTATTCAATGGGTAAATATGAAAAATTATATGGCTGATTGCTGGAAGGTATGGTGTAAATCTATAGGCGAAAAAGCGTTTACAGATGACAGAAGAGCAGACAAAGTAGCTGTACTAAGAACCGTATGGGTTTTATTTCAAGCAGTTACCTGTTGCTTTATTATAGCTTCGGGTATGGTTAATTTAGGGTGGATAACATGAGTGGTGGATTAATTGCATTAACAGGGGGGATATATTTATATGTCGGCTTGGAGCAGTATTATAGGTTTAATAATATGCCTATGCTATATACTTACATTGGTTATGCTTTTGCTAACGTAGGTCTATACATGATG